TAACATTCGAAAACGCCATCGATGAATAGTTCTCCCTGTGTGCTGTTTGCTGCCCGGTTCTTGGTGTACAGGTCTAATTGCAGGTCTTTTGCCATGTTTATAGATTTTGTTTTTATTGATGAAATTACAAGTATTGCGCCTCGCCAAGCATGTTGCCGGCTGCATGTTTTCCGATGTGTATGCTACCGGTGCTGATCTTTCTCATTGTCATTCATCCCCTCCATTTGCAAACATTTCCCGGGCAGCATTCCATGGCCACATACAAGCCTCGTATAATTCACGTACCCGTGTATCTGTTTCTGCTTTATTGATTGCAAATGCGCGGCCACAGTGGAACCATTTTGTTGCGTTGTCAGCGAATTTATCAACCCATTGCTCCCATGATATATGAGGTTTGCAGAATGCCGGGCTGGTGTAACCCTGTTTCTCAAGTATGCGCCGCGCATGTTGAATGCGAAATTCCATGTGTTCGATCTGGTTGCGGTGAATGGATGAAGTTGTGATGCTCATAGTGGTTTTAGTTGAAGTATAACAAATCCGCCATCGAGGGCTGGGTAATCTCTCAATATGTAGGTAATCAAGAACATCAGCACACGGCCACGCATGTACTGCTGTTTATCAGCATCGTATGGGTGCAGCCGTATCGTATCACCAACCTCGTATGCGCGGTCATTGTACCGCACCTCGAATGTTTTTTCGCCACGTGCAACAGCACTGTAATATGGCTCCACTATTTTCAAATCATGCGTACATGGTTTCCATAGCATACCCCGCTCGTTCCATTCCTTAAACCGGTATTTGCGTGCATCGCCAGGCACAGTTACCAAGAACCCGCGCCCATTTTTGCGCAGAATTACCCTCTTTCTTGCGCTTGGTTCTTCTTGCATTGCGCACTCCCACGCCCCGCCGTATATGGGTCGTCGGTATTTAAAACCATGTTCCTGTAATGTGCTCATATTTCTTTCCATTCAAGTGATTCGCACTGATTTGGTGAATAGCCCAGACGCTGATGCAGTTTGGCGACCATTTCGGCTGCAAATTTATCGGAGCGGGTCGAACGTATGGTCATTTCGTACCGGTATGGTTTGCCATCCCGCCCAATGCCCTTCACCAGTACACGGCTGCGTTTGCTTGGTTTGCCGCCTGTTTTTTGTTTCAGTTGTACCAATGCCATGTCTGTTTTCATGTTTGCGATTTTTTGAAATCTTTTTTCGCCTGCTTCTCACCGCGTATCTGTTCCCATGCCGTGCGTGCCACAATCCACAGCCCGGTGCCCATTGCCAGCAATGCTACAACCACAACTACGGCGGCAATTCCAGCCCATAGGGGGAAGAGCATCCAAAACCACGGCAAATCAGGGTACAATGTCAATTTCAGCACAGCCATAGCAATGAATGCCACAACACTCAAGGCCATCAGTCCGAAACGGACATTCGATTTACTATTGTTTATCATGGTTCGGAGTTTCTTGAGTCGTCTGTTCCAGTGGCATGATGTATTCCGGCGCAACTTGCAGCAAGAACAATCGGCGGCTGCCATCCTGTGGTGCCCCTGGTTGTATGCCGGTGCGCTGTCTGATGTATGCCAGTATTTCGGGCGTTAATCCCATTGCATCATCAACCTGTACATGATATACCAGTTGTGGCAATGGGTTGGCGCGGATGAGCGTCATTTGATGAACCACACCCCGCACTGGCAGCGGTTCCTCTTTCGGGTCTTCCGGCGTATGACCCTCAGCTGGTTTAACCAGCATCAGTAGCACAGGGCTTCCAGGTTGTATGTAACTGCTCAACGCCGGTGGGTTGTATAGTACACGGTACTGGCGTACACCGGGAGCGGAGTTTTCATTGAATAACTGCAATACGCCGCTGCGTTTCAATGATTGGAATACATTTTCCTTTAGCGTCTGCAATGTCTGCTGCTCTGTGCCCTTTTCGTCAGGAACGTACGAAAGGGTGAAAGCCATCTGCTGAGTTGGGTCGATTTTATTCATCGCTTTTGTTTTGAATCTCTCCACAGCCCACTATCCATGCCAGCCACGGCATAGAAATGCAACCTCTGCCCGGGTTGGCGTTCCGGTACTGTTGGCAGTTTGCAACGGATGCACGTTTCGTGGGCATATTTCGAGAATGTGCTGTTTATGATGTTTGGAAAATTGCCATGTGCTGATGGCGCAGTTCCATTTCTCTGATGTCGGCCACGGCCAGTGCGCCAACAAAATCACTCGCCAGTATGTGGTCACGTATTTTGGCGGCTGCCAAGTCTGCGGCCTCGGCCAGCATTTTGTAGGCTTCTGATTTACATTCAGTAAACCCAGCGACATACCTCGCCATTGCGCCAGCTCGCATCAGTTCAAGCCTGTCCAGTGCAGCCTCGGCCATTTCTTTTCGAGAATTTGTTTCTATGTCCATTGTGCTCAGTTGTTAAATGTTTTGCCGCTAAGTAATCGAGTTTATATGTTCCGTGCAAATTTATTTTCAATTTTTGGTAAATTATTCATGCAAATCTCTGACGTTCAATCTGATTATTTTATTTCCTCAACAATTATTTCCGCCCGCTCCTCTTTTTTCGAGGCCACCTTTATTTGCAGCGGCCTAAATTCCCCAATGATACGCGGGTTGTCATCGGTAATAATACCACACGCCACCAGTGCATCGCCGATATGTTTGAAACTGGCGCAATGGTTATCCCAATCCATCAGTATAATCCTGTAACCAATGTATGTCACGCGCACCATGCCCGGTAACAATGGACACGCCCCTGGGCGGCGCTGGGATGCGATGTATTGCACGTACCTGTCTTTCCGCACTGCAGCCGCCCGGTAATGCTCGCGCATTAACCCATCCGAACTGTTCAGTCCCGGTATGCGCTCTGGGATAATGAATTTATGTTTCATGGCCTGTATGAGATTTGTGAATACACTGCAGCCTCCAATTCAATGTCGAGCACCCGGCATAGTGCAAACAAATTGCCAAGCGCCTCGCCGAGGTGTTGCCGTTTGAAAGCTGCATACTTACCGTCGACAATGCTACGAATCACCGTAAAACATGCCAACGATATATCAATACCTGCGCCAGCCTTATATGCGGATCGGAGTTCTGCATCGAAGTATTTCCATGCACTGGTCGGTGTGTTCAGATTATCGGCCACCAGCGTGCCAATGTGTATTGCAGCTGTAACAAACATGCGCCGTGCATCATCCAGCTGCTCCACATCACCCTCCATATATGCATCAACTTCACCTGCAGCCATTGCCAATGCGTGCATAGCCTGCAGCGCACGCTCTTGATAGGTGTATCGACCTGTTCCCATGCCATGCGTGTATTCACGGCACCGGTGCGTGAATTTCAAAAACTCTTTCTCGTTCATAAACCAAGTTCTAATTGTCCGAACTGTGAAACCAAACGCCAGCAGGCTATCATCTTACCATACGCCCCGGTGCGCTGTTCCTGTGTTTTAACCAAATGCCCGCGGTTTGTCAAATTGCTAATCGCCCGGCGTATACTGGTAATTGGGACCATCGGCAAATTCACAGCCCTGTGTACTTCCTCCGGTGTATATGCCTTCCCGGCGTTGCGCATGAAAAATGCCAATATAATTTCTTCCTGTGTTTGAGCCTTCTGTTCGCTGCGCTGCAATACAGCGCCATGCTCATTGTTTGTGTTGTGGTAACTTGTCGGATACATGTTCGCTCAGTTTATTGTTGATGAATTTTTCCAAATTAAATTCCCTGGATGCCATTGTTTTCAATGTATCGAAAACAGCATCCCGGCGGTATCGGTATTCCACCGCATCCATCGCCTCACCGGCATCCAATGCTGCCAGTAACCGGCGGGTCTCATTCATTCCAGCGTGTCGCAATTCCTTTGCCTCCGCACGCACCTGTGCGCGTGCCTTATCCATCAACTTATCCCGCTGTGTGTCGGTGTGTTTTATCAGCCCCAGTTGTTTGAAGAAATCAAATATGGCACTATGTCCGTGTTCCATTTTCAGCACCCCTGTTTTCTGTAATATGGCGTATGGCTGCAGTATGCATACCTCTATCCAGTTGCGGCGTATGCGTTCCTTTTCATCGAGTGTAATTGTGCGCTCCTTTGGCAGCGGATATGGGCATACCTCTGGGCGAATCTTCAATGATGGTGCGTTGCGGCGTATTGTTGTCATGTGTATGCGAATTTATTATTTTCTTAGCGATGATCCATAAACTTTAATCAGGTTAAACATTTCCCGAAACCTGTCGCGCACCCTGGCATCGTATTTTTCCTCGATTTGCGACGGTGTGAGGTTGGTGGTGGCGTGTGTTATCATGCCCTTCTGTTTTGCCAAGTCATACCTGTCAAGTAAGATTTCCCGCATGATTTGGAATTTGTTACCATACAGGGCGCTCTCTTCCGGTTCCAAACCAAGGTCATCGAAACAATACTGGCGCGGATGAAATCCTATGCTGCCGATACCAATAACTTCAACCATGCAGAATGATTGGCGGGTGTATTTGTCGATGGCACCTGTGGCATCTTTATCCGCCAATGCATCCCGCACAATGTCCCGGCATGGAACCACATGGAATAACCCCGTCATTCGTGCCATAATGCGCATTACAGTCGTTTTCCCGGTGCCAGGGCTACCTTCCAGTATCAGACCCTTAGATAATGCGAGGCCGCACGTTTCATCGCGTAGGAAATACCGCAACACCTGCTCATACAGTTCCGTGTTTTCATTGGTTAACTTGAACTCGGGCATCACTTGCTGGCCGTACTGTGGCAATGCAGCCCAGTATCTATCAAAATTGCTCTTCATTGGCACCGCGTGTTATGTTCTTGTTGGTCGATGAGCTCCCCTGTTTGCGCAGCTTCCACGTGCGCACTGCAGCCTGCCAGTCCTTCATTCCAGTCTTGCCAACCTTCCACCCTTTGCTGGTGTAAAACGATATGAATTGCTCGCTTTCCAGTGTACAGTCACCGGGGTATTGTATCTCGCGCATGTAGTCGGCAACTTCCGTCGCCGTTGGTTTTTTAAATTTTTTTTCCCCCTTATTATTAATAGTAGTATTATTATTAGATATATACTTATTATCTATATTATTATCTATATAAGAGGTGGGCGATTTTTTTTTCGCGCTGCTACCTCGTGCTGCTGGTTGATTATTTTGCATTTGATTTTCAACGTTTTGTAAATTTCGCGCTGCCCCCCCGTGCTGCTCCTTTTCAAAGTCCATCAGCGCCATCTGTAAATCTGTCAATCCTGCACCAGTATTGAGTTCCTCTGTTTTCGTGCTGCTCATCTGTGCAGCTACATCAATAGTCGGCATAGTTGGAATTGGCACAGTGTTGATTTGTGCAGGGGTTGAGTTGACACGCTGCGTGTATAGTTCCACCATGCGCGCGAACCCTTTCTTGGCACCATGAGAGGCGTTAATGGCATTTTGTTTAGCGCGTTCCCGCGCGTGTATCATCTCAGGTATCAGATAACAGCCCTGATAATCTTGGTAAACTAATCGCGCCATCAACAGTTCATCCATCAATGCCTCACATCTGTCTGCAGGCATACCGACCATAGCAGCAATGCGTTCGATTTTCAAAGTGTTACCATTTATACGGGCATGACCGTATGGACTGCCTTCGATCATTATCAAACACAGCTCTATAAACAGTGCCCTGGCTTCGAATGAGCACGCCCGCAAGCGTAGGTCATTTCTCCACGTGCGGGCGCGTATCTTTAGAAATCCGGGTTTCTTGTCATTTCCGAAAAGCATACCAGTAAAACCTATTTTGTTTGGTGGCATCGGGAGGATTCGAACCTCCAATCACATTGCGCAACTGAGCAGAAACACAGTGTTACCCGTTTGCGATGCCGTTGGCGCGAATATACGCCGATTTTGTAGCGGGAGCAGGATTCGAACCTGCGACCTGTGGATTATGAATCCACTGTGCTGACCTCTGCACTATCCCGCAATGTGATGGCTCCAGTTAAACCATAGCAGTATAGTAAGCGTACACCCTGGCGCCACCATATTGTTCACCTGTTGTTGCGCTTACTTATTGCCTGTGGTTTCGATAACCACAATTTCATCCGCGAATTTTGCAACCTCATCGTCAATGGCTGTGGCACGTGCCCGCTGTTGCAATTCACGCAGGTCAACCGATTCCAACCAAAACTCGCAACCAGTGCTGGTAACTGTCACGCCAACCGTCACGCCGAATGTTTGGTTCGGTGTGCCCTTAAACACTGGGCATGTAACATCGAAATCGAGATTGATTTGCTGGCGTATCTTCTGCTCAATACTTACCAGTACATTGCCACGGAGGTCATCGTGATTTTTGATTTCCTTGTCAACGTTCAGCGTGAAATTCATCAGGTTCGATACGATGTCCATGCAGCGGCCACGCTCGGTAAACATTGCGCGGTTGAATTTCAAATGCTGCATCAGTTCTTTCACGTTCCATGTACGGTTGTCGTTAATTCCCATCGCAGTTAAATCAGGATTTGCCTCGAGTAGTCCTGTAACAGTGCAGCGTGGGATGCTTTTCAAATCATCTTCATCTACCACCAGCACCATCATACCAACTGCTTTGTCAATCAGAAGGTGGGCAGTGCGCACATCATGCTTACCGTGTTTCTTTAGTCGATGGCGGTAGAAATCATACGGCGCTGCCAGTGTGCCGCTCAGGTGAAGCGGCTTGCGATATTCGCGTTCCGGTTCGGTGATGGTACCCTGTAACAGTGTAACAACTCGGTTCTCGCCTGGTGTTACTGCCTCGATTTGTTCCATCACCCGCTTGGTGTTAATCTTGTCGATATTGGGTGCTGTGTTTGACATTGTATGCGGTGTTTATTTGTTTACTGTTTTTAAAACACATAGCGCCATGATATGTGTGGTAATTAGATGCGATATGGTTTAACCGATGGTACCGCTGCGATTCATGCTGATGATGTTGGTTTGTCGTTCATCGGGCATCAGCCTGCGGGTTTCAATCAGTTCACCATTGCGGTCGTAAATGGCCATTTGCCCGGCTTCCTGATAGTCATACAGGTACACATCCTCATTCACTTCGATGTAACCTGTGCGCAGGTTGGTGGTCAATTTTTTCACATTTGTTTTCAGAGGAGCCATTTCGTCATCGTATTTCTTTTTCAGAGCGCGAAATTCTTCATCCAGTTTCTGCAACTGTGTTAAATCGCGCACAAGTTCCCGGCGCATATTATCCTTCTCTATCTCAGAATATGGGCGCTTTATCATGCGCTTCTCACTGCGCAGTGCATTTGCATCCAGCATTTCCTCACGCTGTGCACCTGCTGGCACATCGGCAAACAGGGTGGTGTCAATTTGGTTTTCTTTCATGGTTTATTTTTGGTTAAAAAGTTTCACGATATTACTGTGCGTGTGTTTGTTGTCAAACATGTATACTGCTGTTTTTTTTGCGCAAAATATATCACTCAATAACGCGATGCAAATTTATTTTTATTTTTTTGTAAGTTTATTGCACAGGTTATTGATTTTCATATTTTTTAATTTTGCGCTCATAGTTCAAAATCAATTGCGGCCTGCGTGTTTGGCAGTGGTACATCAATGCCAAACCATTCAAGTATAAATGCCCTGCATCTGTCGTGGTATTCTTCCTGTGCCAATGTAGTGTTGGCTGTTGTGCTGCGTGGTATGCGGATGATTTCCCCGGTGCTGATGTTTACCATCTCATCGCTCAGGCATTGCATCTTCAGCGCATCATGTGCCTGCGTCGCGGTTATTTCCTCTCCCCATTCCTCTGCTGCACCCTGCACAAATGCCTGCACAATTACGCCCCAGTAATACCGGTTCTGTGATTGGCTGCGCTGTTTGCGCTTCTTCCGTATGCGTATCTCAACGCGAGCACCATCGAATACGTCAGCGATGTCGCGTTTAATCCGGCGGCTCAGGTTAACACTAATTGCCCCAGCCTTCACATCACCATAATATACCAGCTCACGCTCTGCCATTACTGGTGTTTTTTGAGCATACTTTTTGCATACCCTGGCAAATCTAAATGGCTGTATCCGAATGGCCGCTTGAACTCATACCCCTCATGCCATAGGTTATTGTCATAGCAGTACCGGAAATCCTGCATCAGTTCGGCATATTGTTCAATGCCCAATTCCCTATAATCGCTATCCGCCATCATTACACAAATTCCATACGGTGGGTCCTTCTCGATAACCAAGTATGCGAACTGTTTATTGAACTGGCCACGATGGCGGGCACCATGCAGGTACGTACCACATTGCAGGTGATAGTCAAGATTGAAGGCCTGTTTCGCGAACTCCTCTGGGTCTGCGCTGGCAGCTGTTTTCACTTCCAATATCAAATCATCCCCATCCCCATCCAAGAATGCCTTCACTGGTAATTTCGTTTCATTGTCCACCCAGCGCATATACTGCTGCGTGCTGTTAATGCGCTGAAGCAGTTCCGCCGCCGGTTGGTATGCCAACACTTTTTCCACAATATACCGCGCCTCATCGTACATTGCCTGCGTAATAACCTCGGGGCGTTTACCGGTTGCGTCTTTAATGCCATGCAGATGTTTCTCGAACCCAGCCCACCATTCGATGGCCCTGATGCTGTCTGCTGATGGATTTTTGGCATTTAATTGCGCACTGGTTGGGCGGCGTGGCGCATCCTCGGGCATTATGATATATCGGTTTTGAAATTCATCGGGTGTCAGCAGCAGGCAATCAACCAGATTGCCGAATACCATTGCCGGTGTTGGTTCCGGGCGTGGTGCCAGCCAGTAGTATACGAAATGGCGCGGTGAGCGCTTGAACTCTTTCAGTGCCGTGTAACTCAATGCTCGGGGCGGTTTCTCTGAGTTCTGTTCAAAATCCGGGGCAAAATCTGCAGGGTGTTTCCAAAATTCGCTCATCGCTTGCCTCCTTTCAGTTCGGTTTTCTTACGAATTACATGAGCGATGTATTTCTTGTCTTTCTGCAGCGCCGGGTGGTCATTCCAGAACTGTTCCAAACTACGCAAATCACTGATTATTTCCAATGCAAACTGCACATCTTCATCGTACTTTAAGAACGTACCATCCGGTGCAGATTCATGCAGTTTTTGCTCCGCCATTTCCTCGGCTGGCGTGTCGCTGAACCCGGCGGCCATCATTACGAACCCCAGCAGATTGCGCAATGCTTTTGCAATTGCGCGAGTCTGTGCCATACTGGCCACGGCATATTCATCGAAAACAACCTTCGTCGATTCCGTGTTGCTGCATACGGCCATACCGCTGCCAACCTTATTGCCGCTGGCCATGTGTACCAAATCCACCTCACACCGGTATGCAATGTGGCGCAGATATTTCACATTGCTAAAGTTTGGCAGCGATTTCAATTCCTCAATCTGTTCTGGGATGTCGGTAATTGCCTCGATTCCATCATACGTGCTGCCATTCCTGCCATGCTTCTTCACGTACACAATTGTGTATATATGGCCATCGCTGATTTTAACCGGAGAGCCATCGCGTACAATCGGCACTAGGCCAAAATTAATGCCGGCAAATTTCCATCCGTCGACAAATACGTATGGTTTACTTCCTTCCTTCAACACGGCGCTCAGGCCATTTTTTTGAATGAATTGATTTAGCGTGGCGGCAAATTCGCTCACTTGTTTCGGATCATGCAACTGCAAGCCACCGGTTACGGCTGGCACAGTTGCGGGCGGTGTCTGTTGTTGTTGTGCTTCTGTTGTCATTATTTCGGGAATTTGTAACGATTACGAAGTTTGTGCAGGCGCTTCATATCGCGCTGCGCTGGCGGTTTGCGCCTGGGTTTCAAATCGGCAATCCACGGCCTTGCTGCAAGCAGCAGCATAAACATGGTGCCAAGTATTAACACCAGCGCCTTCATGCCGCCTGTGTGTATTTGCCTAATCCATTCTCTGCCGCATGGCGCAATGCTTTTGCATTATACTGACGCGGCACAGTCCATTGTATGTGGCCACATAATTTAAGGCGCATCAACTGCACCGGCTTCCATTTATTATCCTCCAGCCGTTTCCGGAATGTGGCTGGAGTTATGCCAGCATCGCGGGCAATTACCGTGCGCTTCATGCCCTTGGCGATGAGCATATAAATCTGCTCATTTACAGATGGCATTCTCTTCTTTCCCATTGGTTTCGTTTTTTTTGCAAATGTATGCAAAAATTTACAATTTTCTGTAAATTATTTTGGTTTAATTTTTGGCACACTACCACGATACACCAAATACTGGGCGAGGCTGTCGGTATATTGCTGCAATCGCATCAGTGTGCGTTGGTTCTGTGCGTTTACCGTATCCCGCTGCGCCACGGCCTGCTGCAATGCGTCGACACGGAGTTGCCATTGTGTGGCTGTGGTTATGTGGCTGCCCACCCACATCAGGCCACAGAACAGCCAACCATAACAGAACCATTTGAATTTATCAGTCCCCATATTTTCTCCTTTCATCGGCACGGTCTTCGGCGGAGTTGTATGCCTGTTCCTCTTCCCATTCCCAGTAGATTTTCCAGTCAACCATGCCCGTACCATTACAATGCTCGCATCTATTACAATCACATTCATAGGGCAGGCAATCGCATCGATGCATATTGCCATCACAATACGGGCACTCCATATACATCTGGTTCCACGGTGCCCGTGTATCGCTCTCGCTGCATCCAGGTGGTAAATTACTGTTCATTGTTGCCTCCTTTCTTTGCCTTTTGTTCCATTTTCCAGCAATGTATACTAAATGCAATGGCCTGTTCCGCATGTTTTATTTTCATAGCCATCAATCGGCGGGTTTCGGGGCGGAATAGCGGCATATTGCGCGCAACGCATTTCAGTGCCATGTTATGGCAGTAATATGCATTGGGTATATTACCAAGCTCCTCGTGCATATTCGCTGATATACGCCACAACTCGTGCATCCTCGCGTTTAATTCAAATGCTGCTCGGCGGTATTGTTCTGCTGTCATATTGTTACGGCGTATGTGATTTTCATTTGCTGAAACCAGCGCTGGAGCAGGTGATTTTGAAAATCGCGGGTATTATCCTCAAACCCGGTAATACCATGCTCGTTCTCTTCCATAAGTGTCATGCATAGCGTGGCAACTGTATTGAATGCCTGCCCGCCGATGTAGATGGCATTATCGCAGTATAGCCCCGATTGCAATGAGTCGGCAAAATCGCATACATGCACATCGAACCGTATCTCATACTGCATTTCCTTCAGGTAATACAATGCCTGTTTCAGTGTGTACGCTTCTTTCTCGGTGGCTGCCCGAACCTTTGCCCCGGCCTTGCTGTATATGCCAGCCACGTGCGTGATATTTTGTTCTGTTTTTAACAGTTTATCGATAATGGCTTTAGGAAGTTGCACAGCCCGGTGAAACTGTGGCAAATCGCTGTAATGCCCTGCAATCTCACGCTCCACAACCGGGCGACCACCAAGCGCCTCCGCCCATGCATGGCTGTATGTGTGTTGGTATTCGAATCGCAACCCATGCTCAAACAGATCTCCCTCCCGCATCTTGCTCATCAGTATGCGCAGTGCCTTGGCTGGTGCATGTTTGGCAAACCACTCGGCCAGTTTCCAGCGCAGCTCCCAATGGTTATTCAGCACCCGCGCCTCATTGATGGCGATGTCTGCGAAATCGTAATGGAATGCACTCGGCACACCTTTTTCCGTATGTATTCGCACGCCCTTACGGTACACAACCATATCTCCCTTGCCGGCATACAGTTTCACGCCTGCGGCCTCGGCAATGATTTCGCGTTTGTTGCAAAAGTATTCATCCCATCTATCAATCACCTCCATCAGTTCCGGGGTGGTTGCAATATAGAATACAGTCTTGTCATCACCCGCCGGGATAATTTCACCAGCATAGCATCCGTCCAAATCCTCCCCACCCTCATCCAGCGCATTGCACCACAATTCGCGCAATACGAACCACGGTTTCCAATCGTGCCCCATTTCGGTTGTAAACGATGTAGGCTGGCCATTTACGCATATAATGTCGAACTGCTGCCCGCGCATATCTGTTGGATGTTTGGCAAACTTCACCTCCTGCATCCCGGCAAATACCCGGAATGTTACATTGTTGCGCATCAACCATGCGATGGCATAATTCAGGCCGCTGCCATATTCCCCAATCTTGGTCGCGTCATTGCGCTTGGTGCTCGCGCCCAGCAATGTGAACGCTCCGAAGTCTATGACTCCGTTATTACTGATCTTGATGTAGGTGTTCATGTTGTTTGAATTAATCGTTCTGATTTTGCAAGTGGCCGGTGGGATGGACCATTACCATGCCTTCATCCTGCGATTAGCCTCTCGCACAGAAGTGTTCGACTGATACCAATAGCTACCGAATCCGGATGCCGATGTTCTGTATCCTCGTCCGGGTTCGTAGACGAATACGAATGTGTAGCCATTTGAATTTTTGGTGATTGTTTTACGTGCTTTCATGTCGTTAAGTGTTTATGCCGCTAAGTAATGGAGTTTATAGGTACAATGCAAATTTATTTTCAATTTTCTGTAAATTATTCGCACAACAAACTGATAATCAGGCTGAATAAATTTAGCCAATAAAAAACCCGGGAGCCATTTACATGGCATCCCGGGCGCACAACAACAACTGGCACCGCTACCAGTCGAGTGTTAATCCTTAAGCCACCTGCGCAGCAGTGCATGGCTGGCAACAATATGTACCGGCAATGCCCACCACGGCATCCCCAGCAATATGGCTATCATAGTGAACGTCATAATGCTCTGCCATACTGCGCTGCAATATATGCACCCGCCCAGTATCTTGTACAATGCGTATCTGCTGGCTGCCTCCATGTATTTCTCATCCCGCACTTCACGCGGCACATTGCACAACTGTGTGTGCAGGTGCATACGTTCCGCACGATTGTGCAGTTTGATAATACGCCGCGCCAGCCACGGTAGATACCGGCCAAAGATTTGCCCCGGCCATAAGCAGTAATCAAGGAAATAAGAACACAGCCCTGAAAGTATACCGGTAATGGTGGCGCATAGTAGCAGCACCAGTATGTTAATTATTACAAGGGTCTCCGCAGCCATCGGTCAATTCTGTATAAATGTAAAATGAGAAATCTTCGCAGTTGTTTGCCACGACCGCATTACCATTGGGGTCAAGGATGCGCCCGTGGTATTTGAATTGCTCATTGAATGTCCCTGGGAACACCAGCGGATCGCCTACGCCCAACGTTGCCTCGCGCCGCACTATGCTGCCAGCGAAATCAATAATGAAAACATATATCCCGGCAATGGTTGCCAGTAAACCGGTATCAACTCCCGGCGTGTTGTGAGGGTGTGCCCCTAAATCATTCGTACAGCAGCTCATCGTTTCCGGCGTATGTGTTTGGCAATATCCCTGAGAATATCAAACCCGTAAATAGTTTGAATATTTCTGCGTATCGATCGCAGTTCCACCAGCACAATGGCACCAGCTACAATCTGTGCCCCTGGGAGGTTGCGGAAAATAACGGCACCAATTACATGCCCCACAAGTATAGCAACTCCCTGCCCGATTAATTTATCCATTGTACGATATAATCCCTTCGGGCCTTCATAATCGTCCCGCTTCTTTGCAGCACGTACTCCAGTAGCCAAATCACACGCACTCATAAATCCCACCAGCAATACCGATGGCCACATTGGCGCGAAGAATGCGGCGACGCTAATTACAGCGGCCATAACCCATTGCCACACCTGATCGGGGATTGACATTGCCATAACGTGCTTCATACGCCCTGCGCTTAATAGTTGTAATTAAACAGCATATCATACAGTTTATTATATCGCTGCTGTGTGTAATATGTTTTGGCGGCAAAACCGGTTGGCGATGTGAGCCAATCATGGAACCCGCGCCCATCGGCATATATGTATCGCGAGAGCAGTTCGTCGGTATCATTCCAAAATTGCTCTGCGTCAGCCTTCGTTATTGTACCAATGCGCAATTCATTGCCAATCGTCTTGCGCATTGCCTCAACTTGCACACGCCTGTCATCAAGTGTGCATTGCAGCACATTTTCCCACGCTAATTTGTCATCCTCCTCGCTGTGCACCTGTAAACGCAGGGCATAAGGTGCAACCATCCACGTGGCTGCGATTGTTTTTTGCGCAGGTGTCAATGTAGGCCACCCGCTATAATCTGCGCCAATCATGGCCACCAATGCGTCACGCACCGCGAACCGTGTTCGGGTGAAATTGAGCGCCAGCTGCCCAAATAGGTTCCAGTTTTCAAGCGATGTAATATCCTGATAATCGATAACCGTCGCATCGGTGCTTGCCAAGAATGGCCGTCGCCCATTTAATTGCCCATCGGTGTATCCGGACAGTTCGTTGGCTGGTTTCAATATACCAGCCACATTTATAAGCAGAGCGAATAGTTTCATCTATTTACGGAATTATGTTTGAATCGAGTACCCCTTCGATGTGCATCGTGGCATTCAATATGGTGGTCGTGACTACAGGCCCACCGGCCACTCTGCGCATCTGCAATTTGAAAACAGTCCCAGCCGGTATCCCTGCAATTTTAGCAATAAGTTCGCAACTTTCGGAACTCGTGGTGTTTGGTAACTGTTTAACCAACCCAATCTGCGTATCTGCAACACCATATACCAGCCTGAATTGCTTGCCACTGCCACCTGTTGAAGATGAGAAATGCACAAATGATGCCATCACCTTATATGTGCCATTGGCACCCAAATTACCGGATGTCAATGTCATGCCAGGTACATCAGTCCATAGCGTTGAACTGGTGCCAAAAGATGAGCCAACCAACGCCTCCCTGAAATCTTTCTTGCTGGCATTTTGCAATGCCAGTATGGCCGCATCCTGTGTCGTGTCATGCAATTGTAATGCAATTATATTGGCATTCTGCGTGGAATCGTTGTTTTGTAGCGCTAAAATATCAGCGTCCTGTGTTGCATCATTACTCTGCAGCGTGGCAATTTGCCCTGTGTGCATTGCGATGGTTGCATTATCACCATTGCTCTGAGCGATAAGGCCATTCAGTTTGGTCCGTACCGATGATGCGCTTTCTCCGTTGTTTATGTTTGAGATGGGCATAGTGTTGCAAATTTAGCTATTCAACGCACCAGTATAGTAAATCATCCCATAACAGTGCATCATTCCATACACCCAATGGCCACAGGCAATCCGCACTGGCGCCACCACCGGTTGCCTGCTCATTGTATATTATCTTATTGCTCCCGCAATTTGGTTTATCACATGCCATATTAACACTCCATTAAAATGTTCACATCGCACTCGTCCGTGCAATTTTCCCGTGTTAATAAATAACGCAGTTGAGCATCAACTGCAACTACAACTGGGTCGTCGCCAATGAAGGTATCTTTCCCCACCTCATCTTGAAATGCTACATGGGCATCCATTGTAATGGTTCCAACCGCCACACGTGGCTTCCGCTCCGCACCATTGTATGCGCCAAACTTAACCCGGCGCAAACTGTCGGCCAGTTGTACAGCAACCCGCTGCGCATCTTGCTCCGCGTTGTTTATTTTGAAATACACCAATCGGATGGGCACCACAATTTCATATTCATTGATGCACGATGCAAGGGCACGCACCTGCTGGACATTTGCCCGGGCCCCTGGGCGAAGGTAAAATGCTGCACCGGGAATATCGCTAATGCCTTGATATGTTTTCTCGCGTCCATGAAATTGCACCTCCATACCCTTCATCTGCTTAGTATTGACAGCATAGGCCTCCACGTATGGATTCTCTGCCATAACATTTGCACCAATGTATTTCAACAAACTATTCAATGCCATGTGCTGATGATTTCATTTAACCGTGCCGAAATATAGTCTGCCATTACCTGCGATGCCTCCTGTATTTCCGATTCTGATACGGTGAATATGGCACGGCCATAGTTCTCTTCCAAATAGCCGGCAATACGGTTGCGGTCATTTTTGAAACCAATTAACAACTGGTTACCATCCACACCGAGGTCGATGCTCTGAAACAACTCACCGCTGAACTGTAAATCCACGTAACCGGTTTGCCGCCCCTCTGCCTCACGGCGTTTCTTCCATGAGCCATCCTTGTATTGCCCAATGGGTCTGCCATCGGTTGCCAGCCCCTCATTGAATATACGGCGCAGCAGTTGCCCATGTATGTCGCTGGCCTTGGCCAATACAGCCTCGCGTGGCAATTCAGCCAACTCAACAAACGATGCGTCAATGCGCGCAATCAGTTCATCAATGGTTAGTGCCATAATACGTGCCGCCTATCTCGGACGCGGCCAGCCGGTTGGACGTGGTCTTGGTTTTGGCCGCGTGCCGCTTCCGCAACCGCTGCAGCCATAAACCACATCAGGGTGTTGTCTGTGTGTAAACATTGCCAGTACATTGTATGCAATCGCCTTTCAGCGTTCGCATGTAGTTATACGTCGATTTCACGAACGATTGCCATTCCCGTTCGTAATCTTTCGTGTATTGCTCGAGCAATTCTTTGGCGCGCTCCTGTGTAAACAATACGATTTCGTTAAGCCTGTTGCTTTCCATCCGCTGGCGCATGAACTCAATACCAGCGGCATACCACATAATGAAGTGCATACGGCGCAGTAAGCTGCAGATGATGATTTCCTCTTGGCATTGTATCTGTGCGAACGCCCCAATGCCATAACAGCGCTGAACCTCCTGTGTACCATCCCAGCCTGCTACGAACAATCCCTTCGCATTGCGGGCTCCGCCGCATGAGAAACAACCAGGGTCGCGTAATGATGCCATGTCGCAACTGTATACCGGCACGCCAGTGTTATCCATTACAATACGCACCTCCTCGCTTTCAGCCCGGTAATTAACCGGTACCACAATGCTCTGTCCAGCTATGAGCGTCACATTGTACGCTGTGGTATTGCTACCATCGATGATGTTTATCGTTGCTGCACCATTTACACCGGCCTTCACATACACATCCGCAATGAATATGCGGGCTGCCTCCGATCGCCAGCGTTTCAACACCAACCCTCGGTCGGCGGCAACTGCTGGCAGCACCGTATTATTGAATACATTCACCTTCCGCGCCTCGACAACAGCGTTAAAATCAAAATAACCGGCCATACGGTAACTAAAGTCCTGAAATACACGGCGGGCACTCAATGCCAAACATTGGCGCATTAACTGCACACCAGTATGCTGTTCAGGATTTGCCACGGCTGCAGCAACCTTCAACGATACGCCCGGTAAATCGTTCAGGAATAAACCGCTCTCGGGCTGGGCGCACGCAGCGAAATCGCGTATGCCTATGATTGTGCGGTTTCCACAGATAATATCCTGCAGGCAATCGGCCATCGGTTTTTGTTTTTGCTGTGTAAAAAAGGCTCGGTCGTGTTGCCGAGCCCTTTATCATTTAACGATACTGGTTATGCAGTTGTCGCACGATAGTGCAGTGTGTAGTTCACACCAGCCAGTTCGTCCGCTGCGTTAAACGCATTGGCTGGCAGCCACCACATATCCCAGTTGATTCCGAATTGCACGAAATAGAAATCGTCGCAATCATTGTAATGCCACTTCATGTCCAGCTGCAAGCCGGTGAGCGGGTCAACGATTGTGCCGTGTGAGAATACATCATTTTCTTTAGCGTAATCACCCACGTACTCGTTCCAAGTAAGGAGCTGCACATAGCCCGGGATGAGCAGAATGAAATGCTCCGAACCGAGGATGGTAGGTACAAATCGGTCACGGAAGAAATCCATGTTTCCGCCCTGTGATAAATCCTGTCCGAGGTCATTGCAGCAACCAATGCCAGTCATGCGTGCATAGATGCCGAGGATACCGCTTCCCACTACCAGCGGGCGTACTGCACCGCTGTCAATGTTTTCGATATCCTCCATGATGAGAGCTTCACCGTAGTAATACGCGGCCTTCGTCGCGTTTACAAGCAATGGCACATCCTTGAACAGCAGCGGGCTGATGTCCGGGTTAAACAAACCGAAATTCGCATTTTGCAGCGTAATCATCGCTTTGTTAAGCTCCACAATCAGCGGGTCAATTTCCGCATTAATTACCTGCGCACGATATTCATCATCAGCCTCGCATAGCTTGCGCATTTCTTTCTCGGAAAATTTCAGTCCCTTCGTGCCCAGGTACCGGGTAATTTCGACGGTCTGCTCGAAAGGCTCCTTTTCCAGATCAGTCGCACAGCCTGCAGGCTTCACAGTGGTAATGTCAGTACTGATGCCGCGCTGGATGTATTTAACACGCACCTGCTTAAACTTACCATTTCCCGGGTCAACAGGTATCTTCTCAACACCTGCGGTATTTTGCGGGCTCATAACAGCTTGCAGAAAACCAACCTGCGTGCGCTTGTTTTGAGGTGCATTGCTTCCAAGAATGTTGATCAGTGAAGTCTGGATTTTCTCGCATAAACCCTGTGTAAATCCGTTCAGATAAACGCCATCCATTGGTTTGCTTTTCGTAAATACAATTGCTACAAATGCAATCGTGAATACAACTACCTGCATCGTGGTGCTGTCAGTTGTAATTGATACAGGTGCAGCGGCCAGTCCGGCCATGATGGCAGCCATTGCGAGCAGACGGATGAGTGTAAATAAAGCAGTAAGACGTTTCATAGTCTTTATGATTTTTTTTTGATTAGTAAAAAGTTGATTTTCCCACATTACACAGGCCGGGGTGCCTCATCTACCTATTTTGGTCGGCAGTAACCACGTTACAAAATTATACGAAAACAAATACCCGCACCATGTTTGCGCGGGTATCTGATAAAAACTTATTAACACCGTGATTTTATTTCTGAACGGTATTCTTCGCGGCCTTCATAGCCTCGAGGTGTTTGCGGGCTGCGTCAGCACCCTGTGCATTCACCTTCTGCTTCACATCATCAACAACAACAACTGCGCCACCCACGTTGCCGCCACCAGTACCGCCGTTACCAGCGCCACCGTTGCTGCCCTGCTGTCCTCCATTGCTTTGCTGCATAAAATCCAATTCTGTGAATTTCTCTGTCAGCATATCGCCAAGCGTGAGGGTCTTGGTCTTGTCTTTGTTTGTCGGTTTAACCTGCTGCCCTTTCACCAGCACCACCAGTTCACCGGTTGCTGCATCAAGGTCAAGATCATACCCAGCATTCAGGTATTCGCGTGCCACTGCCAGTGCCGCCTCCGGTTTTACCCGCAATCTTGCACCGGTTGTTGCAGATGCCATACCAGCAATGGTTGCAGCCAATTTCTGCTCAATTCGGTCGCGTTTGCGTTCTGCTTCAACCTGCGATTTGATTGCCGGGATTTCTTCTTCTTCAAGTTTCTTGATTTGATTGCGTGCAGCAATCAATTCGTCCTGAAGTTTCTGCACATCGGAGCCAGCCGTGGAGCTTGCTTTCTGATAAGCCAAATCCACAATCTCCTCAGTCTTCTTGTCCTTCATTTCATCAGCTGTCAAACCGAATTTCTGCTTCATTCGGCGCTCAAAAATGTCACGCTGTTTGGCACGTTCCTGACCGCGGATGCCCTCGAGAAAATCGTGGTCATTCTCGAGCAATGCCTTCTGTGCCGTGCGAACCTGCTGCAATATGGCAGCCTCATCCAACACAGCCGCCGGATCATCCCATCCGGTTTTCAATTGGTCAATGATTTGCGGCTGAATACCCAGCGCAGTGAGTACGGTAAATAATTTATCCTTCATTACTTGGATTTTTTACCGCCCCAATAGTCGCGGCCAGTAGCCGGTTTCTTTGCAGCGGTGTGGTTTGACGCATGTTTTGCACCGCCATTGGTATTGGCTGGTGTGGCCGGGGTCGCGTTTTCACCATCCGTGCCTGATTTGTTTTCTCTGTCCTTTGCCATGCTGGTGCTTGTTATTCGTGGTCGTTTGCAGCCGGTTTTTTCTTGCCCGGTTTTCCTTCTTCTGCGCTTATAGGTGTGCCATTCTCATCGCACTCCCCGAGGTAAACATTCTCGGCGCGGAACTGTTTGTAGTTTGCCGAATTGCTGATGGCAGCATGTTGCGCAGCGGTGTACATTGCCACCTTACCGGTTTGTTTATTCTTATAAAGGTGATGGGTGTTTTCTTTAGCCATGTCTGTGCTGGTTTTGGTTAATTTATGGATTACAAATTTATGAATTTCTCTTAAATGTAGGTATGGCGCGATGCCTGCAGTTGTACCCACCACGGTAAATCATGAACGTGTCCGGCGTTGTATCCGGTATCATGCCCGAGCCATTGTTAAATGCCCAGCGTATTTCATCGGCCAAATCATCATTCATAATGATTGCCATATCCACCCAGCGGCGGCATTGCTTCCGGCTATCGCGTATCAGACTGCCAACGTACCTGGTGGCGTTCAATTGCAAATCCTGTGCGATCTTCTGCTGCACACTGCCATCATATTGGGATATGCTGTCGCGGCTCACCTGTTTCACGTAACGCGTTAAACGGCTGTCTGCCTGCGCCGAACTCACTACATACGTTTTCAGCGTCTCCTCCACGTCAGTAATTTTGCCGCCCAATAATATGTTCCTGTACATGGCCTGTCTAACCGGCTGAACAAAATCCTTCGCCATGCCACTGCCTAGCAGCCTGTCCAATGTGTTGCCCGTTTCCAGCCTCCGTATCGGATCAATTTGCCCGGCGGTAATTTGTACCCCGTTCAGTTTATCATGCAGCGCAATGATATTTGCGTCCATTTTCTTGAAATCCCGCAAATACTGGTAAACGCCCTCAGTGTACCCACTCCTGTCGAGGGCGCTTTGTATACGGCGTTCCAGTGACATGAGAAACTGCTGCGCTTTATCACTGTTCGATAACCTGCCTTCCCGAAATTCAACACTGTTGAGGAATTTCATCAGCTCCTCGAATACCGCCGCCTCTGCCCGCCCAGTGGTGCGCAATAAACGCTGTTCGCTGTCATCCATTATATGGTCGCCAGCCCTTAGTATATCATCAAATGATGCCACCCTATTCGGTTATTAGCGGTGTAACTGGTGCAGGTATATATGGCTGCAATGCTTCAGTAAATCGTGTAATAATATCGGCATCATCAGCGGCCACAAATGCCTCCGGGGTCATTTCCCTGGCAATGTTATAGAGCAGACTGTATGCCCGCACACTGGCAATGTATTCCACTTTCTGTGCCGCCCCGGCCATTACCATGCGCTCTTTCTCATCATTGCTGTATGCCCACAATGGATCAACCAATGGCATCACTTCAAATATGCGCCGTGCCAGCGGATCGCCACTGAAACGGCGGGCGCTCAATTCCTGTACTGCGGCGCTCACAAATACCGCTGGGGCATTCTTGCTTTTCAAATCACCAATCTCTGCAACCAAATCCTCCTCGGTTTTAATCCGGAAGGATGCGGTGCGGTTAATACTCACACTGGTTTTCTGCGCCGGTGCCAGTTCCAGATACCCGGCAATGTATCGCAATGAGTTCAGCATCAGATGGTCGAAGAAGTTATTGCCAATCTTCTCGATCATGGCATAATGTTCCTCCTTATCCAATTCCTTCGCCTTACCTGATTGGTTCAATTGCCCGAGATTCAAGTGCAGTGCCGCCTCAGCCATCTCGATGAGCTTCTGCCAAGATTCGCCACTGTATTGGGCAATGCTGATGTCTGGGTAAATAAATCGCTTTGACGGGATGTCTGCTGGCAGCACAGCCTCGCCAAGTATATTGGCATTCTGCTGTGGTATTTTGCGAATGATTACATTGTATGGCGAACGCGGGATTGGCTTCAGTTGTGTTTGTGGCGTAAATGCCTGTTGATCCATGCCACCATTATATTCCTCCTCCCCTGGTGCTGGTGATGGGTTGCTGTCCTTATTTGGTATTTGCACGCTGCATTCGGCATAGAACTCCTCAGTATATGGATACCCGCTGGTCACCATGATTGCCTGCCAGTCCGAGAATTGGCGGATAGCTTGGTTGCCGAAAGCATTGTATGGGGCAAAATAGGATTCGAAATACCCATTGCTGTTTAAATCGCCGCCTAGTACAATGGCTGGCACCTCTCCCAGTGCATGGCGGTAAACCTCCACCAACCGGAAGCGCCGCGCCTCTTTTGCGCCAAATTGCTCAAACCGGTAAAACGCATCCGTGGTCAGTATATGGAAGACCTCCCCAGCCATTACCCGGCGGCGGTCGACAATTACTTCACTGTATTCATTGCATGCCTTGTACGCCAGCAATTCAGGTTCCACCGCAATAATATCCCCACTATATACCAGTAATGGACGCGGCTCAACCTTCACTGCATCATTTACGAGCCCTTCCCCAGTTGGCAGCCACACCAAGAATCCATTCGGGTCTTCGATATTGCGCTTCAATACGGCCTTCTGCATGAATGTATCGAAATCGTATGCATTGCCAGAATCATCGGCAAATACCCGGCGGCGCAAATAATCCTTCACCGAATCGCTGACTTTGTAGCTGTAATTTACCCCGCTTACAATCCTGTTCAAACTATCCAGCGCTCTGTTCATGCTGCCATACGTGATAGCTTCATAGTTGGCTATGCGGTACTTGAATACCTCCGGGTCTTCATTCGGCCGCGTTTTTAGCAGCAATTCCTCCGGCACACGTTTGCGCGTATGTACCGCCATCTCGTGATACACCTTCACCCAGTGCTGTTTGTTTACAGGCTCTGGGCGCTTGAAGAAGTTCCGGGTAAATTCTATCAGATCAACTGCCATATTTCGCGTATTAAAAACAACGCCCGCACACTGGTATGTGCGCAGGCGTTGCGGTTGTATTACCTAATTGCAGCCGGTTACGGTGTGCAGCTCGTAGTTGTGTTAAATGCAGCCAGTGCGTCGAGCAGTCCCGGGCAGATGATTGGCTTTACCAGTTCTTTGGTCGACATGGTAACAGTGCCATCGTAGAATGATTTTCCCTCGCTGGTGTCTTCGATCACTTCGTCGATTTCCAAATCCCAGTCTCCATCGAATTGGTACCAACGATCATCGCAGGTTACCCAGCCAAAGTACATGAACCGCTTGTTCTTCTCAATGGCCTGCCAAAAATCGAAATCCACGAGGGTTTCTTTGTTCGCGTTGAAATCCTGAAACGTGATTTGTTTCGAGCCGCTGATGGTAGTTTCAGGCGCGCATGAAGTCATGCGGCGCTTGTTGAAACTGCCCTTCGGCTTTTGCCCAAGCAAATCACCAGTAACGAACAGTTTATTCTGGCACATCGCGTAGATAACGTTCGCAGGGTTTGTCCACGGGTTGGCATTGGGGTTGGGGTCAACCGAACCATCAGGCAATAGTGCCGGGTTGGGTAACACCAGACTGTTATCGCATACGAGGAAAGTCAGGCGAGGGATGCCTCCATCGCGCACACTGATTTCGCAACCATTTGCCCAGTCTGTTGCTGGTGCGCCGGTTACACATGAAGGTCTGCAAATGATTCCCATTATGTTTTGGTTTAAGATGAACAATAGTACAAATTTAAAACTTTATTCACAGAAGAATGGGTTCTCGCAGATTTTTATCAACGTGGTATTAACTATCCACATTGCTCCCTCCTCGAAATTCTTTTCCAATTTCAACGCGCCCATGTACTCCGTGCCATCAATGAATGTTTGTTGCCCGCCAAATGCTGCAGCCAGTTGCTCCGCTACATATGGAGGCAGTTTCTCTGTGCGAAGTAAATACCGGTTTGTAACATCCTTCCTGGCGTTATCTAAACCTACCTTCTGCTCTGTGAAATCATACCCCACAAGCTCCAGCGTACCACGTACACGCACCTGCATTTCAAAATTGTTATTCCCTCCGCCGCTACTGAATGCGCCGTAATAATTGCCAAAACAATCCCTCACGGTATATGTGCCGCTGATTAACAATGTAGGCTCATCGCATCGCACAGCGCACCACGGCTCAGTGCAATGTTCAGCAACAGGTTCAGAACATGGCTCGCCCAATGGACAATCAAATAATTTGACTTTGACATAAAAACACGCACACGGCACAAGTGCAGTGTTGATAATCAAGTTCTGAATATCATCGCGTGCCTCATCATCTGTTGTACCCGATTGCGTAATGGCCAACCCATGTATACTGGTCACGGGTGTTTCCACCTCCGTATCGCAGCAAACAATGAAATACTGTAATTGCGGGTAATCTTTCGCACTGAAATGGAACTGTAAATACAATTTATCACCAGGCAAATATGGCTGGCAATAATCATCATCCTGTTGGCAGTGCGTTTCATTCCAGCCGCCATTGCAGCCATTTGGAACGGTATCAGTACAGGTTTTGACACCCATAGTGGTGCGGGTTGTCCATGATTTATTATCATGTACACCAGCCCCGGTTGGCACTATGTATTCATAAACTGGCACGATTTAAAACTGTGTTTTCAGTTGATCAATTATAGCCTTCTGCCCTGCAGGCAAATCGGCATACTTCAATTCTGTCTGTGTATGCTTTGGAAATGGGTGTGGCCCACCACCAGGCAATGTACCCTCGGTGATTGCCGTTACAATAATTTTATCCATTGCATGGCTGCCATCATTCTGTGGCTCGCCCAGCACAATCACAATTGTTTTCATCATTTGATGCGTATTGGTGTGAAATGAGTTTTATCCATCAATCGTACAAAATCCTGTGGCGTAATCCATCCGCCTGTATTGTAACACGTGCCGCATAATTCGTGCGCATACCGTGCTGCAAATTCGCTGCATATATCACGGCGTTCGCTGCCCATACCTTTGGCCACATCGCGGCGCAGTGTCCGGGCAATTGCTATGCGTGGGAGCAATGTGAAATCGTATTTGATGCCATCATCGGCGGCAGCCATTACCTTGTCAAGTGCAGCCCGTTTTTCGGATGCTGCTGCCAGCGGGCGTATAATGCCCACATCATCATATCCCAAACACCGGTCGCTGAGCAATTCAGGGTGTACGCCCCTGGCATTGCTGTCGATTATGAACAAACGGCCATGAGCCTCAAACACCACGCCCACATGGTTGTAATATGCGCTGTCGAAATATTGAATGGTGCGTGCCAGTAAATGGTGGCCACGGAAAAGCAGTATGTCGCCGGGTTTTACCAGCGGCCTGATTTCATTTTCGTAATATACACGCTCCATCTTATACGTTCGCGTTCGATGTTACCAATGTGCCACCAATTAAGTCGGTCAGATTAGCATCCAGTTTTCCGGTTTGGAAGAGGCTGTACACTTTGTAATTGAGCGCGCCTGGCACCTTGATACCATCGGCTGCAATACCAGCAACCTGTCTGATGCGGGCATTCATCGCCTCAATCATAGGCGTGCCAGCTACCACATGTATGCCATACCCTGTAATTGCCGCATTCCCCTCATTGTGCAGCGTGCAGCTATTAAGCCACACCCCACCGCCGCCTGTTTCCCAGCGTACCGGTACACTGGCAGCATCCACGTCATTACTGTTCAGCCATGTGCCGGGTTCAAATTCGAAATAAAACTCAGCTATTGATTGCTTCAATGCACCGTATCGCATTTGCCCGCTATGTTTGCCTGCAATGCGGGTGCGGCTATTCCCATCGGCTGAAGCATGTGCATAATGCCATGCTCCGTGGCTGTCCAGTGCGCCATCTACTCTTTCCCAGTTGCCAACTACATCAATCACGCCGCCTATGTTATATGTACCCCAACCTGCATTATCGAAGGATGTATATCCAACCATATTGCGCGGCACACGGGCGCGGATAATAGGTAAACCAGCAAATCCATAACCGCCTGCATTGATAATTGAATACAGGGCATGTTCCGCCTGCAAATAACCAGTCATTTCAATATCCATTCTATCACCACCAACACCGCCACCACTTACATCTAATACAAATCCGTTAAATGCGCTCACGGCTGTATGCTGTTTGAATTTGTAAATGCCAGACAAACAGTATGCAATGCCTCCACCGAATAGGTATTGCTCGGCGCTCTTGTATTCGGCCTGTACATAGCACGAGTTGCAATAGAAAATGAAATTGTTCGCTTTGAAAATGGCATTCCCAGTGATGCTGTATGAGATGCCCGCACCGCCCCATATTGCGCTGCCAGCACCAACCACCACTGTGCCATCCATGAAGTGGTATTGCACTCCATCCACACCGCGTGGAGTTACCTCCACATAGCTGCCCGGCAAAACGATAATCGTATCGCCCGGTAATGCCACGCCTTCGGCAGCGAAAATGCTTGCAAAACGGCGGAATCTATCATTACGGCGACCGGTAATATCATTACCAAGTGCGCTGTCCACGTAGATAACACCACCCACGTATGGGTCTGTTTCACGGTTAATGGAACTATCCAGTATATCACGCAGCAAATCGTGCAGGATTGTACCCGTAATGTCTTCGGTTACGTTATCGTAAATCTGCGCAGTATTTGCGGCCTGCAGAGTGGGTATGTCTTGAACTGCCATGATTAGACAAATCTAAGTCAATTATACGATTTATTAAATGATGAATCCTTGAATGTTTTCCCTGGCTGTATAAATTTGGCCAGTGCCACCACCTTGTAAGTGAACCCACTGTTCAGCATTCCTGTATCGATACAGAAGTTTGCCAACCCGGTGCCAGCCGCGTATGGTACATCCTGCGAAACAACCGCCGAAATATCCAACTGTGGTAATATGCCCTGGGCGTACTCCTCATTTTCGCCCAATGTTGTGGATAGCCCGTTTAATGGCTCCAATGTAACGATCAACCGGTAATTTTCCGGGTCTGTAATACTTCCATCGAGTGTTGGTTTGTAGCATTTTGTCAGACCGGAACATACAACCGATTTGGCATCTATGCTAAGTGGTGAAGTAACGTATGCTTTTGGCTTCAAATACGTGCGGTATATTACGCGGTCGGTGAATGGTGTCACGTAGTCGTCGTAGTAAAATTCCAACTGTATCTCACACGTTAAATTGCGCCCGCCCCAGTTTTGGTTGGCCAATGGCAATGGCTGCACCACCCCATCATAATCCGTATATAGGTTCTGAATGTGGCTCTCATACCGTACCCGGAAATCGTAAATCAATGCCGCCGCATTCAGCCCAGCGGTAAACTGCATTCCGTTCTGTGTCGTGAATGTGCCGTTCGGATTTTGCGCCAGTGTAACGTCGACGAAATAATCGCGGCGATATGTGGTGTATAGGATACCAGCTTGGTCCGTGCGTTCCTCATATACCAGCACCCGCACCTGTGTCAAATACCGGCGGATGTCGTTTGGCACTACCAGCCCCAGCCGGTTGAAAATATCGTTCGCCCATTGGTTGTAACTGTAATCCAAATCCAATACAACCTGCAGCCGCTCCTCCACTGTACATGTGAGAGTTTCGGCGGGGTATGTTTTGTGAAAATCCGACACAACGAATTGCTCATTCCAGCCATTACCGTCATACGGTTTATTGTTCGTGGTGCATAATTGGTCGCTGATGAATGATGTGCTGGCATACGAGCCGCCCGTTTCATCATAGGCAATGGCGATAACCCGGTAACAACCAGGATGGGTTAAATAGGTCTTATCAATGGCACCTGTTGCCTTGAAAGTAATTCCGCCAATGTTTACCGGTGCCGCTGTTGGTGCAACCCATGCCCCGCCCGGTGTGCCAGCAGTGGCAACCGATAATTCGATGCACTGCGTGAATGTTACGTTGTTGTCCGTGGTATCGGTGCGGAATATATACAGCACGCATCGCGTCATGTTACCGGTTAAAACAGCATCCGCATAGAACTCCACATCTGTATCCTGCAGCGTACTCAAATCAGTTACTGGTGAGCCGCCACGTTTGAATATGAACGTGCCATTCTGATAATCGGCTGCTGCACCTGTATCTGCTGCGCCATAGTATGCACCGCGCACATCAATGTTCAGTTCATCAAATTCGATGAACCCAGTATTCGGGTCGCGCACCTGTATATGCAACCCGATGTCGCGTTTGGTGGCCAAATACACGGAATGAACGCTGGGCGTGAGTATGATTGGGTCTGCCAATAAACTGCGCACAAACCTGTCCGGGTTGCTGCCCGTGGCAGGCATCCATGCGTCCTCATCATAGGTCATATAAAACTCATGCACCACCTCCCATTCTGTGGAGGATACTATGCGCGCCTTTACAAATCGATTGCGCATTACATTATTCAGTGGGGCGAACAAACCAGCCTGCAATGCAGCGGCTTGCAACGGAGTTGGCTGGCTGGCGAAATACCACATCCAGCTATTCGCCGGTAACATGGCACCAATACCTGAGGCCAACCCGTGGTCGACAAACAGCGCAGGCACATACCGCAATTCTTTTCCAACCAATGTGCCGCCACCGGTCAATACGCCCTGTATGGTCATGCGTTTGTATTCGCCAGCCCTGTTCTTTGTCATTACCACAGGGCTGCCAGTGGTATACGTCTGTGAGCGCAATACGGTAAGATCCGCTGCGTCGAGCGTTTCAATTTTTATGCTGTTGATTTTTACACCCATATTATACTTCGCCTCTTATGGTCATTTGACCAGATGAATAATCAATATCAATGCTGTCAATACGCTGCGACAGACCGTATTGGGTCATAATTGTACCATCGATGTCGAAGTTACGCAAACGGTCGCACGTGAGCAGTATTGTGGCTGTAAATGTAAACCCTCGAAATACTGTATTGCGCGGATTTTCAATCTGCCAAAATTGGTCGTACAAGTTACCAGGGGTGCTCTGGTCAAACCAGTACGGATAATTGTAATGCTGGTTCAGTCCGGCATTGGTATTGCCTGCAGGATAATACAGTGCCACCCGAGCGTCACTATTCGGGAAGGCTGGGTCAATGATTAACAGTTTTGGGTTAAATGCTGTCCCGTTGTTTAGCAGCATCACCCGCCCGTATTGGCTTATCAAACTGCCAACGAGTGGCCAGTTGTTGTAAGATGAAAGTACATCGCGCTCCACGCCATCATCGCGGAAACGTGCAGGGCTGAATTGAAGTTGCTTCAGGAACTCCCCCTTTTGCACCGGGCTGGGCGGGCTATTCCATTCCACAATATCATTCCACCTATCGCGCCCCTCATTACCCACCCAATCAGTGGCATCCTGTGCGTACTGGAAATTCCCGTATGCAGGGCGTTCTCTCCCACTCCACTGCCAGCAAATACTCTCCACCTCATTGGGCTGCAGTTGCGTTAAATCCAGCCACGGGGTGGTGTTGGTGAAAAAGTCTTTCCGCTCGAAAATCAGTGTGCTATTGCGTATTACCCAGCGGGCATTGTGTACGTCTTTCAACTGATCAAGGAACCGCGTGCCATTCAATAGTGGTTTGTTTTCATCTATCCAATATGATGCACTATTTGATTTTACCCCCTTCTTTACCGGCGCATTGAAATATACTGTGTTGTAATACGCGGAGGCGTTATTGTTGAATATGCTGCTTTGGAAAGATATGCCACACTTCTGACATACATTGCTGATGTAGCTGCGCACAAATGGCGATGGGTGACGGCGACCGCATCCAATGAAAAATTCGTTAAACTGTTGGAATAAGTTGGCGAATTGGTTTATGATATTGCTCACTCCGCCGCCAATAAGATTTAGCCCAGCGCCCAGTGCATTTATGAATTGGATAATGGCATTGATGACGGCTATTATCGCAATAACCACAGCAATGAGTGGTATCATTGTTATGATTACATTATCCAGCACTACAAGCAAAATAATCATAGCATCCTGCAGGATGTCTGGGCGAAACTCGAGGCAATAGGTAATGCGTGGGTGTTGCTGATTTTGAAACCCGGCAAAGTTGTCAAATATCAAAGTATTCTTTAGACACGCATATTGCTCGCTGCTCAATGTATATTCCACCGCAGCAGCCTTTATTACGGAGCATGAATCACCTTCACACCACTCCAGCGATTCAGGTTTTATTTGAAATGTAAACTGTGGGGCTGGCTGTGTTGCATCGCAGCAATCATCGGTGAACTGTAATACTACATAGTTATTCGGTGCATTTGGATCGGTGACAAGTTTTTGGAAAATGTAGTCCTTATCGGAACCAGTAAATTCCAAATCACCAGCAAATCCTATCACTTTGTCCCCGCTTTCATCCTCACGGCGCACTGTGAAGCGTGGTTTGCGCAGCGAATCGTTCGGGTATTGTACCGGGTTGCCGTCCAATGTTACTATCATCGCGCCAGTTTGTTTATACGATCAGACTTCTGTTGGTAACGGCTGGCAATAGTATGGATGCCCTTTTCATTGATAATAACCTGTAGACGTTCCTGTTCCTGTATGGTCTTGGTAATCGTTTCCAGCCCTCTGCCAATTAACTGCAGCGCATCATCGCTCAATCCATTGCCCGTGCCGCCTGCATACCCCGGGTGCAGCACCATACCACCCATAGCCATCATCCTGTCGTATGCCGTGGCCTTCTCCTTCCATTTGTTCAAGTCAATCTCGCCCCGGTGTACCCCGTGGAAAATATCCCGGTATTTGCCAGTCTTTTCGTGGTTGAAAATAAACTCACGCTTGTGGTATATATATGGCTTGCGACCAATAGCTGTGCTCCTGTCGCGTGGGTTGCCATCACCGGTATAACCATCAGCATATTCACCACCGGAGTAGAATGCCGCCTGTGCCGCCACAGCACGCGCCTGTGCCAGCCCTGCCACCAATGCAATCAATGTGGCCGCAATTGTGAATGGGGCCGCCGCTCCGCCCTGTGCCGCCGCCTTGCTTATTGCCACAGCAGAATTGGCAATAAGTTCCGCTACAGCAAGTGCCTGTTGTGCGCGGACAAATTTTTCGCGCTGTTTCTGCAATTTATCCAGCCTATCCTCTTCCAATTGCAGCAACTCGGCATTACCTGAATCGGCCAAGTCGCGAGCCTGCTGCACCCGGCCGCGTTGCGCCTCGGTGAGCTTTTCAAGGTTACCAATTTGGATGGCGAGCAGTTGGTTGGACGCGGATACGGTTGCGTCAAATACGGTTTTAATCCCATCAATAGTTGCCTTAATCCGCTCATCGTCCATCTTCTTCAAGATGGCATTTTTCTGCGCCTCAAGCTCGATGATTTTGTTTTGCTGATTTATCAATTCCTGCTCCGATGCTGCACCAGTTTTGCGCATGTTTTCCAAGCGCTGCTTTTCGTATTTCAATTGCGCGTCCAAACTCTCCGCCTCCGTTGCACCCTGTATATCCAGCAATGCCAACTGGTGGCGCTGTTCCTCATCCAATGCCGCCTCGTTGGCCTTGATTTGCGCTTGCAGTTTCTGTTTGCGGAGGTTGGCCACAGCTACATCACCCTCCATGCCAAGCAAAATAATCTGTTCCTGTTGCCCAGCATCCATTGCAGCCTTCACTCGTGCATCATAGTATGCCTGTGTGGCTGCAATCTTTTCATCTAATAAATCCTGCTCCTTGACGCTCTGCGCCTGCTGCAGTTCAATATCCAAATCTGCCAGCCGTTTTGTTTGTTCCGCTGTTGCATTGGCTGCTTCCAATTTGGCCTGTCGTACTGCTTCGATTTCCTGAATCGAGAGTGTTTGTAACTGAACGGCCACCCGCTTGGCTACCTCAACATCATACAACCGGGCATCTGCTTTGTTAAGTATTGCCGCTGCTGCTTTCTTGTCGGCCTCGGCATTGAAAAGTATTTGTTCACGCTGCTGCTTAAACCCGGCACGTACTTTCTCAACACCCTGCAGTTGTGTATCAATGGTAGCAGTGTTCAATGCTAACTGCGCCTCACGCAGTCGCTTCGCTTCTTCTTCGAACAACCGGTTACGGTCGGCCAAATACTTCTTCACGCGCTCCAATTCTTTTTCGCGCTCCTTCTGAGACTCATTGTTGGCGGCAATGGTGGCATCGTTACGGGTCTTTATCAATTCAAGTTCCTTATTCAGAAAATTGGTTTTCAATTCCTGCAGTTTATCTGCTGCCTCTTTGTAATCATCCGATTCCTCGCCCTGAGTTTGGCGCAGCAAATCCAGCCGTGTTTGCTGTTGTTCAATTTCCTGCTTTATCAGGTTAGCCTCATTGGTGCGATTTTTAATTCGCAGAGCAAGCAATTCCTCTGCTGACTTCTTCTCCGCCGCAGTCCGTTCCTCGGCATTCTTTATGAAACTATTCTTCAATGCATCCTGTGTGGCCTTGAAATCCTCCCCAATCTTGTTCAATTCCTCCAGCGCCTTGCCATACTTTTCCATTTCTTCGACGGCCGCCTTTGCCGCCTCCGCTTGGTCTTCAAGCGCAAAACTGGTTAGGCCAATCCAATCGCTGAAATCCTTCAATGCCTGTATAACTGTACCAATCACATCGCCAATTGCCGAGAACACTTTACCAATGATACCGCCGCTGTTTGCAAGTTTCTTAAAGTTTACAATAATCAGGATGATTACTGTGGCAATAAGGAAAATCGGATTCGCGAGTAATGATTTTCCAAGTTGCGCAAATGCACCAACTGCGCCCTTCACACCACCGGCCAGCGTTTTGAAATCCAGTTTCGACACATTGGTTGCAAGGTTGCGCACATTGCGTGTAACGCCACCGAAATCCAATCGCAGCAGCGAGGCGCTGATTCCCTGCACATTTTGCCCAACCAATTCCAATGCGTCACCGGTTTGACCTGCGACATCATCCTTGAAATCGGCGAAACGGTCTTTCATTTCACCCAATGCGCCCTTCAGTTGCTCAAACTCAGGGCTGGTTTCATCCAATTTGAGAAGCTCATCCTGTATCAGCCGTATTTGTTTTCGCAGCGGTTCACCGCTGGCCTGCACATCGGCCAAAAATTGGTTCACGTTGCCTGTGAACTCAATCTTGGGTTTCTTCGCCGCAACCTCATCCAATGCTACACCCACCCCGGCAATTCGCTGTTTTGTTTCGGCGATTGCTGTATTGGCACCATCAATTGCAGCTACATCAAATGCAGTTTCAATCTGTTTGCCCATTGTCACGCTGGTGCTGCCCAGCGTTTGCACCGCCCCGGTGGTGTTCTGTACTGCTGCCGCCTGCTGATTTGTGGCCGCCGTAATATCGGCCATCGATTTGCGTATCTCCTTTAACTTGGCATCATAGGCCACAATGGCCGTTGGGTTGGTAGCTTTTGCCCGGGCTGCGTTTAATTCAGCCTCCTGCGCACGCAATGCTGCCAACTCCTTGCTATAGTTTTTGTTCGCCGCACTGACTGTGCCATACTTGGCATTGAGCGTATCGAGCTGTTTGATTACTTCATCGCCCTCCACTTTCAACGATAAAATTATCTCGGTCAGGTTTGCCATTGGTTATCGTTTTTTACTATTCAATTCACGCAACGCTGCGCTGGTGTTGGTTTTACCCATTGCTTTTTCCATCAATTCCACGCTCTCGATATGCGCATCCAAATATGCCAATAAATCCAAGAATGTCCCAGCCTCCAGTGCTATCCTATCGGTGACCCTGCCAGATGTTGCGTGGTGCAGTGCCCGGGATAACCAATCTACGAACTGACCGTCTGCGTCTGTGGCAAAAATCGGTGCGCCCTCTGTGCGAGGTGCTGTGTTTCGCTGATATATCCGAGGAGCTCTTCGCTGCGCCTCTTTCCATAGCGGTTCATAATGCTGAATGCCATGTGCAAAAAAAAAGCCCGCGCCTCCGCATCCCCACGCATGTACGCCAGTTTCTTGGCATTGCTATCCGCATCCGGGTTGTCCGGGTCTTCATCCTCCAGCACATAATACAGACATGCCAGGTCCAGCAGGCTGTTCTCTTCGCAGATAAAGTCCAACCGGTATTTCACCTCATGGATAATGGCGAATGCCTTCACCAAGTCGTTACGATTGGCAGCCTCAATACATGCATCCAGCAGCCCGCGCAATTCCTGCTCTGTTAAATTCATTGCTGCAAATCGCTTGGCACGTTCTGCCGCCAGCCCACGCATGGCGGGAAATTCCTCCGGGTTGCGGAATGTGTAAAACTTTATCCCATTCTTGGATTTGTACGCCACCTCCATACGTGGGTCGCGTGCATTGTTTGGCTTGATTACTTTCATTGGCGGTTGGTTGTCATTGTGCGTCCGAATATTTGCGCAAGCTCTACGCTACGCCGCATCCGGGTAATGTTATCGAAGGATTCGAGCAGAACATACGACTGTCCATTGCGCATGGTCACATGGCATTTGGGTTGTTTGTTGGCGAAGAAATCATCATCATTCCACTCCTCAATGCTGTAGATTTCCTCAACTGCAAATTGTACACGCACAATACACTCAAGTCGGGTATCTTGGTCGCGGAAAATGCGCCGGGAAGTTACCAGTGTTTCCATTATACAAATGTGCGCTATATTTTGTATTTAACAAAATCGGAAAACCATGTGTTCAGGTAATACCTGAAACAGTCGAGCAGGTGGGTCATGCGGGCGTTACGGGTCTTGTCAAGGTCCCCGCCTTGAGTTACTTCGCAGTATAATAAATCCTCAATAAGGTGCTGGCATACTGGATCAATGTACAGCATCGGATGGCGCTGCAATAGACTGTTCGTCAATACGCGGCTATTGCCCAGCCCCGGGTTGGAGCGTGGTACAATGATCTGGCTGGCCGATAACTGCATTTCCTGCATTATTACCCGGTAATAATTCAAATCATCCAGCACCAATGCGCTGCTGTTTTGCCCACTCGCGTCACCGGTTACATAGATGTAATACTTTGGAAAGTCGCGGCGTATGGCGCGACATAGTTCATAGATGTTACTGTTCCGCAACCTGTACTCGCGGTGGATGAATATCCGGGTGCGCTCTTGATTGTGCTGGCATACCAGTGCGGTTATTGGGTCGACGTTGAAATCAAATGACACATACAATGGCAGTGCAATGTTTGGTGCCCCAGTTGGCCGTACATGGCGACCACGGTCAAATCCATAGGCAAATGGGCGACCAACGTCCACTATGTCCCAGTTACCGCGCACAAATCGCTCATAGGTAATCATGTCAAGCGTTTCCAGCGATTGCACATATTCGGGGTCGAGGTATGGGTTGTCGGCCATGCTGGCGGGTATGAATGCGCGGGGCGGTAATAAATCGCCAGCAGCCCATGGCTCATAGAACAGCTTCTTGCTGAAGTTTTGCGACGGGTTGCCGGTCATTATGATTAATTTCTTCGGCTGATGCGCACCCTGCAATATGTGTCGCCCGGCGCGTAACCGGGCTTTGTTGTACATCTTTTCCTGCAGTTCTTGGCACTCCTCAAGCAGGAACCCATTCACGTCGAACCCGTCGAACTTGGTGAGGTCTTTGTCCTTGTCGAAGTTCTCGCCGGTGAAAATTATCTGACTGCCATTCTTGAAGGTGGCAGTGTAGTTTACAAATGACATCAGGAACCGTGGAGGGACCAGTTCGCGGAACTTCGGCAGGGTATTGTCCACCAGTTTCTGTCGATCCCGGCGTACCACTGCCCACCGGCTGCCAGGGTATATCTTGCAAAGTGCAATAAGCAATGCCAGTGCGCCGTATGTTTTACCGCCGCCAGCAGCCCCGCCATAATACAACTCGAATATACCCGGCGTAAATGCCGCTTTAATCAACTGCTCCTGTTTTGGCGTTGGCGTGAAATTGGCCATGTGCGGTGCGCGGCATTTAGAAGGTGATTGGTTGACCCAGTATCATGAACACCTGTTGTTCACAATTATCCGTATCATTTACCACCATCCGCTGTGGTTTTGGAACGCTAAATTCGAACAGCTTTATCATCGCCTGCACCCTGTCGCGTGGCTGCAATTTGGCAATGTCAGCGGCAAATTGTTCGGGTGTGTATAGGGCCGTAAACTGCTCGATGTATTCAAGCGTGACTTTGCGCTTGGCCTTTGCCGTGGCTTTTTTGCCCTTATTGGATTTATGCTGGTCTCTTTCGGTGGTTTCCATACCGCTGCATCGTTTTACGGCTGATGATACCGCCTATTCGGCACAATGTACAAACATTTGCCAAATCTGCAAAATAATTGTTTTGCGCTGCTACCTCGTGCTGCTGGCAGTGGCTGCTCGATATATTCCCTGTTCAGTGTTCAGATTTCTGCACCATTCCATTATTTTGCTTCAGAATTTCTTTTGCGAATTTCTCCAGCTTCGCCTCGACATAATTCTTGAAATTCGTACCGCACTGTGCGGCTCGAACTGTAAGAATCCTTACTGTCTCGTCGGATAAGTCTATGTTCTTCCTCTTCTTCATAATATTGTAATTAAAGATGGGCAGATGTACCTGAATCTGTTCTTTCCATTGTATACGATAATTCGGTTTGCATTCTGAATTGAAATTGACGGCGTTTTGTTTTTTGCCAGTTTCATGGCAAACTTCTCTTCAAAGTATTCCTTGGAAAGTGTTCCCCAATAGATTACAGATTCGCGCGATAAGCTCCAACTAGCCTTCAATTCGACTTCAATACCATTTACAAGTATCTTCATTGATTCGGGATTTTCAGCTATTACCTGTTTCCAGACTTGCTCAACATCATCTTGATTGCTTCCGCTATGCCCAGTGTGTGAACTTGCAGTCGGCAGGGTTGAATAATCGATTTGCAGATTCAATACTTGGTTCTTGGCTCCGCTTCTAAGGTGAGAAATCTGAGTTTTCATGGCGATTTAGATTAGATTGATTGGAGGAATGCGTTAACTGCGTCTTGGGTGTACTTTTTCGAGAAGTGCTGTTTTCTGTAAGGATTGCCAGCGGTGTTTAGCCACTTTCCGAACTCTACCAATTTCCGGGCAGCCTTGATGGGGGCCAGAATATCAGCAGAAGCCTCCTTATTCGCTGCCAGCTTGGCCTTGCTCTCAGCCAGCTTCTTGTCGGCCTTAACCTGTTCATTCAGGAAGAACAGCTTCCACTCGCGCTCCAATTCTTTGTCCCCGGCAAGAATCTGGCGAACAATACGATTGTGATATTCGCATCGCTGCTCGGCAGCAGCCCATCCGATATATTCAGGCTCGAAGCTCTCTACGGTCCTGATTACCAGCATTGCATTGTAAGCATTCTTGGCGTTCTCGATTTGTTTGGCTGTGTATTCCATTTTCCGTTGTTTTAAATTGATGAACAAATATACATCATGTATATGATATACACAAGCCTCCGGGCAATTATTTTTTCAGTTCTTTCGTAAGTCGCTGATTTTCAAAGGCAAAAATTTTGTTTGATTGTTCATGCCCGGATCTCCTGGGCGCATAAAGCCGCTGGAGTTATGCTCCATTCCGGTGGACACCATCTATTGCATTGTACCAGCCCATCCATTGGGCGGCTAGGTCGAAGCCCCCAATGCCCGAGAAAAGTGAGCCGTGTGAAAGGCGCGAGGGCGTAACTAAATGGAATTGTTCAAAGCATTGTTCTGAACAAAACACCTCGCCACTATTAGCACTATCATCTTTAGTTTTTCCACTCAATGTAATCTGTTTCCCACATTGTCCGCATGGGTAACTTACTCTTTTGCCAATGTATCTACTCATAATGCAATCGTTTTGAAATGCTATTTCAGCAAAACCATTTTCGATACGTTGGCAGTGTTTTGACTACCTTCATTTTGAAGTGCTCTTTCAGCATACTTCTCGTAAAGTCTTTAATATGGGTGTAGTCCATGTTAAATTCATTTTCAAAAACACCCCAAAATAGTTCGTAGTTTAAAAACGCTTTGTCATTTTCAATTTCAAACATAAATTCGCCATTTCTGAAATAGAAAATGCTGTCAGGATAATTCACCTTGTTTATCTTAACAGTCAGTCCTTCCATTAACTGTAAGAATCTCTGCTCAGGTGTTACTTCGGGAGCGTTGATGACCGCCAACAATTCTGCTTCGCGTAACTTTAGCGCGTCTAATTCTTTCTGAGCTTCCTGTTTGTTCATGGTTGTTGTTTTTGATTAGTTTAGTTTATGAGTTGCGCGTATTTACCAGTTATGCTCCAAAATTCATCTCCTACTTCTTCTTGACTATGTGAGACAGCGCGTTTTTCTCGTGCAGGTTTGCAATAAACTCGATGTAGTTGCCATATTCCGCGATCTCTCCTGCGCTGTAACCATTGTTTTCACCGATGCTCTTGAAGTTATTTTGCCAATCTTTTATCGAGTGTTTTATACAGCCGATTTGAATTTCATCAGAACCCCAATACGACACGTGATGTCTTGATCCGTTGAAGCTAAGAGTGCGGACGATAACGCATTTCTCGATGCTCGCGCCTTTGCCGATTTTCGCGCCCCATCCGATGCTCGCGCCTTCACCGATGTTCGCGCCTTCACCGATGTTCGCGCCTTCGCCTATGTTCGCGTCCCATCCGATGCTCGCGTCTTCGCCTATGTTCGCGTCCCATCCGATGCTCGCGTCTTCGCCTATGTTCGCGCGTGGGCCGATGCTCGCGTCTTCGCCGATGCTCGCGCCTTCGCCGATGTTCGCGCCTTCGCCGATGTTCGCGCGGTGGCCGATTATCGCGCCGTCGCCGATTATCGCGCCGTCGCCGATGTTCGCGCCTTCGCCGATGTTCGCGCGTGGGCCGATGCTCGCGTCTTCGCCGATGCTCGCGCCTTCGCCGATGTTCGCGCGGTGGCCGATTATCGCGCCGTCGCCGATTATCGCGCCGTCGCCGATGTTCGCGCCTTCGCCGATGTTCGCGCGTGGGCCGATGCTCGCGTCTTCGCCGATGCT